ACGATACAAAACCGTCTCATCGTCGCATAGTTGAAAGAAGTCTTTATCGCTTGAAATGATTATCTTCTGCCAACCCTTATACCGAGAATTCTGCGCGACATAAGAAATCACATCGTCTGCTTCGGTTGCGTCAACCATCAGTTGAATGACTGGCATGTAGTTAAGCATCTCCATCAGTCGGTATTGCTGCCAAACTTTGTTTTGCATCTCCTCGTCTTTTGTAAGGTTCCTTACGTCTCGATTGAGTCGGATGGGCTTGCGGCCCTCTTTATAGTTCTTGTTAACAAGCTTCCGGCGCAGGGAACCACCTGCACCATCCCAAGCTATTACAATCTCGTCGGGTTTCATTTCTCGACACAGCTTTTGTAAAATGCCTACAAACCCTTTGTATCCTCCGATCGGATGACCGTTCTTAGATAGACTGGGGTTGACGATATACGCTCTGAAATACGCATTTAGGGCGTCTATGATTATCAGTCTCTTCATTTTTTATTCTTCGGACTCATAAAAGTCTTCTGCTTTTCCTTGTCGATTATCAAATTTATAAATTATTTCTTCGTCGATGATTTGATAAACTCTTTTTCGGAATTTATCATCCTTCATCTTTTCGACCCACTTTGAGGCCTGAAACTTTTCAGATGAACCATCTTCGAAGACCAGCGTAAACCAAGCTCCTGCTTGAAGGATATTGTCGGATCCTTTTACCGCATCGAATAAAGACTCGTCATCTTGAATGGCGACGTCATTGTTGCCCCATAAGATTCTAAAATTACATCGGCGGCCTTGCGTGCCGAATCGGGATTTCTCTAGCTTAACCTTAACTTCTGATCCGATGCGGAAGCCGTTGTCATCCAAGACGAAACTAGCTTTTGCTTTGCGACCGGTGAGCCAAATGCGTAGCGAATATGCGTATATCATGGCTTTCCCGCCAGGAGTTACATAGGGCGTTGTCATAGCTTCGCTTGGTGAGCGTGTGATGTTGGCCTTAAGCTGATTTAAAACCAAGAATGTTGATTTTGTATTCGCAATTGGGACTGTCAATTTTGACATTCCTTTTGAAAGAATACGAGCTTTCACAGCCATGGAAGACTGCGGATTGAAATCTCCTTCGATATCTGAGATGGCTGGGGTTAAAGCCAGCGAGTCCCATATAAAGAGAATTTGATTATCGGATCCAAGAAGTTCTTCCATGGTTTCCAAAACAAACTCAACAGATTTTGCCTGAACATATAATAGACTGTCTAAATCACAGCCGGTATTCTCCAGGAAAACAGGATCAATGGCAGATTCAGAGTCGAAGTATACAACGTCCATACCCATTTTTTGGGCATTGGCAGCAATTTGGGCTGCCATATAAGATTTGCCTGTAGATTCTAATCCTGCGATTTCTATGATTTTACCAACCGGGATTCCTGCGAGCTTCCCCCGACAAATAATAGAGTCCAGCCAGCGCGAGCCAGTAGGAATCCATTGAGTTACCTCAGTTGGATTTTCTTCTTTTAGATTATGGGCAACATTCATACCAGCTTTTTTGTTGATAAGCTTTCGCATATCTGACATAGAAAGTTTGCCTGTTGATATTGATTTTCTTGCCACTTAATCTCCTAAAAAAGTGAGACACCTGTAACCCGTGCCTCCCTGCGGTCATTGAAGCTAAAATTTTTACTTGCGTGTAAAAATATGAGCCAGTACGCCAATGGCGACAAGCCCTACCAATCCTTCACTTCCAAGCTGATTTGTTAGATCCACAATGGACCCCACTACGTCAATCTTGAGAAAAGGAACAGTGGCGCCAAAAAGAATTTGTGCAACGACACCCAAACCAAGCAAGGCTACGCCCGCTTCCGTGAGGTCTTGCAAAACTTCAGTTGACTTCTTCAATAATACTATGGCTTTCGATTTTTCTGCGGCCATGGTTTTCTCCTCTAATTAATTTTACCTTAGATAAGATAAAATGAGACACCTGTAAACCCGTGCCTCCCTGCGGTATATTGTTTAATTCCCAGTCAGTTCATTAAACGCGCTAACAACATCGGGGGTCGTCTTTGCTCCAGGAGAAGACGCATACACGCTTGTGTCGTCATCTTCTGATGTTTCCATAGAGCTAATACACCCATCTAAGGCTGCTTGAACCTCCTCCTGCGTCTTCTTGGGGAAGAGGCCATCGATGTTAGGGATATTATCCATAAGTCGAGTGCATTCCTCATCTCCTCCGATCGCTTCATCACAAAGCGGAGAGGTTCGACGACGCGGAGTCAGAGTAGTCTTCGGAAAGGCTGCTCCTGGTGGTTTCCCATAGGTCATAGTAAGGTCGGTTCCGTCATCGACATCAGTAATATCACCATATTCGGGATTCAAAACTAAGTTAAGGAGGGAAGTATAAGCTTCCTTTCCATAACCCCAGATACGAATACCTTGATCTTCTTCACCACGAACCATTACGGGCGAGAAGAAGCGTTGCCGAGGGCTCAAATCCTTAGCGAGTTTCATAGTATCAGGATCCTGATTTCTATTAAACTCCTTCCAGAGTTGATCCTTAAAATCACAGATTGGACATTCCTCTCCATGGTTTTTCTTCGGACAAAGAAGGCCACCTCGCTGGTCTGGACCCAAGTTGTAGTGGAACCAGTAATCCTTGAAGGGATCTCCGTCCGCAGTCGGAACGATTCGGATTATCTGAGTGCCGTCTTTTGGACGCCAAAAAGACCCTCCTGCTTTTCCATTGTTCTTAACGTTATCGAGCCGTGCTCGAATTTTTGCTATATCTAGTGCCATGTTAATTTCTCCTTTTTTAATTAATGAATTTTGCCATTGGCTAAAGTCAAGACGACAAATCTCTCGTCTCGCTAGTTGTTGTTTGTTCGAAGTTCTCAAGACTTTCAATATTGAAATCCTCAATCTCTCCTATAATCGTGCTTCTATTAAAAACACGAAATCCTTGTTTATCTAAATCCCAAACAAGGTTGCTTCCCTCGACAAGAGTTCTTTTCTTGCCGGTACCTTTTGTTTGAGAGATAAAAAATCCCTCCGGAAGATTTTTCAGAGCGACAAATCTCATTGTCCTCAAACTTCCGTCTTTTTTCTTAAATGTTCCTGAATGTGCTTTCAATTTCAATTTACTTCCTGTATTTGAATGTTTGGTGTTCTTTCAATAACGTAACCAAGATCATAATCATAATTTGTTGAGTATACAGCATATGTTATGCTAAGGTCTTCTGTTGTCTTTGATTTTACTTGGGTTTTTAATGTGTTAAACAAATTATTATCTGTTTTGAGCTTCTCTTCATTTATACTATAAATATAACATCTTTCACGGGCGTTGTCAAGGGAAAAAAACATTTTTTCTTCATTTTTTTCTGCGTCGAAGATGCCAATCGTTAATATCCGGTGTGTTTCCTTGGGTTTCTCTATTTTGCCAATTACCGGTTTTGTATTCTGGAATACATTTACCATGTGAAATGTTGTTGCGAAAATTTCATTGAGCTTCTCGTGATATCCGATGATTGGTGCTCCACCCAATATTGAATCCAGCGCGTCGTTGGAAACCAAGCAAATGTCATCAAAAACAGCAGACCGGGCGTACTCTTGAAGCACGCCGAAAACTACTCTATCCTGCATTTTTTGAACTTTATTTAACAATTCGTAATCTGGCTTTATATAAATGATTGAAATTGGAAGATGCTTTATGCTTTCCAAAACTCTTAAAGAGGCGCAGGATATTTTTCCTGAGCCTCCAACAATAAAAAATGTTTTTCCTTTCAAATTCTTAAGAAACTTATCGAGTCCAGGGAAGTCATGGTTTTCATACTCTTCCGCTGTTTCGAGCTTAATTACATTATAGCACCTATCGCCGGAGATGTCAACATCTATTTTAAATATTTTATATTGAGAGTATTTCGAGAGCGCGGTGGCGATTCCACAGCCGGCAGAGCCTAAGCCTACAACATTCATATTTTTAACCCCTTCAGGTTGCCGAAGTTTAGACCAACTCCTGCATTAACTTTAAATCTTCCCAACGCCGTATTCGAAAAAATGTCTATGATTTCTGGAAGTTTCTCTCTGTCTTCAATTGAGAGGTCGAGTACAATGGAATCGTGAATTGGGAAAGCAACAAATGATTTACATCCTTTTAAATAATTGGATACCTCT